TGGCGGAACTGAATGGGCATCTTGATCTTGTCCAGCAGCTTCAGAAAACGGAAGAACTGCTTCAGGGCTTGTGGAATGCTGCCGTTCCCGGGGCGCAGAAGCTGGATGGAATGCCGCACGCCTCCGGCGTCAATGACAAGGTCGGCGTCCTCGGCGCGGAGATCGCGGACATGGAGACGCAGCGCGACGCGCTGAAAGAACAGATTGCCAGAAGTGAGGAAACGATTGCTGTCTGGATCGCCGGAATCGAGGACAACACAACGCGCCTTGTATTCCGGCTGCGTTTCATCCGAGGTATGCCGTGGAAGGTAGTTGCAAGTGTGCTTGGTGGGCGAAATTCCGAGGATGGCGTCAAGTCCATATGTTATCGCTTCCTCGGAACTTGCCCCGCCATGACGCGCGCTGACGCGCTGTGACGCTTGCAATCACCCCTAAGATGTGATTTCATGTAAACTGTAAAATTCCAAATCAAGCCGGGCGGCGCTCCTGATCGGGGGCGCTGCTCATTTTATTCGGAAGGAGGGCTTGCCTCCACGATGCTCCTTGCGTGGAGGATGGCTCGAACCTGCGGCGTATCGCCAACGCTGCCGGCTGCGGGTACATCGAAAAAAGGAGGAAACCCTATGTTGCTCACATGAGCGGCGCGGGGTCAGCAGCAATGATCTACTTGCAAAACAACGTATTCGATGAAGCATTGGAACGGCTGCGGATGATCTTCGACGGCCACGACGATGTGATCGTCAGCATGTCCGGCGGCAAGGACAGTACAGTTCTTTTCCGCATGGCGCTTATGGTTGCGCAGGAGCGCGGGCGTCTGCCGCTCAAGGTGTTCTGGCTCGATCAGGAAGCTGAGTGGCAAGCGACGGTGGACTATATGCAGCACATCATGGAGCTGCCGGAAGTCACGCCGTACTGGTATCAGATCCCCTTTGAATTCACAAACACGCTCTCCCCGGAGAAGAATTTCATCAGTGTTTGGAATCCGGAGGACAAAGCGATCTGGATTCACCCGCAGCACCCGCTCTCCATCAAGGAAAACCCCAGCAGCGAAAACCGATTCCATGAGCTTGTCAACGTCCTCCCGTCCTACTGCACCGATTCTGAGAATTGTGCCGTGCTGGTTGGAATGCGCATGACGGAAAGCCTGAACCGGCGCGTTGCTATCACGCAGCATGAAGCCCGATACAAAGGCGTGACGTGGTGCAAGAAGAAAGTTGGCAGGTGTCAGGTGTTCTGGCCGATCTACGATTTCACCAACGATGACATCTGGACAGCCATTGCCAAGAATCACTGGGCCTACAATCGCGTCTACGATCTGCAATACCAGTGGGGCTTGGCCAAGGAGGCCATGCGCGTCTCGGCGCTCATCCATGAAACTGCCTGGCACTCAATCGAAATGCTGCAGGAGTTTGAACCGGACACCTACAACAAATTCATCCGTCGCGTATCTGGCGTCGGCACATTCGCCCATACCTTCGACAGCGGCGATATTATTCCGCGCCAGCTCCCGTTTGCGTTCAAGTCGTGGCAGGAATACCGCGACTACCTGCTTGTCAATATCGTGAAGCCCGAATATCACGAGCTGTTCCGGAACCGTTGGAAGAATCAGACCGGCGACGAATGGTATCGCGTCCACGTCAAAGAGATCGTCCTGAATGATATTGACGGCACAAACAACGCAAATGCCCGCTCCCGTTTCCGTATCCGGGAAAAGGCGCCTACCTACCGCAAACGCGACGCCGCGCAGTTTGAGCAATATATGGGCAGCAAGAAATGATTTCAGATCAGCCCATTCATCAGGTCGAGTGGATACCCATTGAAAAGGTCCACGCAAACGACTACAACCCCAACAGTGTTGCCACGCAGGAGATGAAGCTGCTTTATCGCTCCGTCAAAGCGGACGGCTACACACAGCCCGTCGTTACCATCTACGACGAGAAGAAAGACCGCTATGTCATCGTCGACGGCTTCCACCGATACAGCATCATGCGCAGATTCAAAGACATCTACGCTTCATGCGAGGGGAAGCTGCCCTGTGTCGTGCTTCATGGCAAGACCATGAACGACCTCATGGCCTCGACCGTTCGGCACAACCGCGCCAGAGGCAAGCACTCCATCAACGGTATGTCCAATATCGTCATGGAAATGCTGATGAACGGCGCAACCGACCTGCAGGTCTGCAATGAGCTTGGCTTAGAGCCGGAGGAGCTGGTGCGCCTCAAGCACATCACCGGCTACGCAAAGCTCTACGAAAACAATTCATTCACACGCGCTGCAATCTCCGAGAATCAGGCGCGTCAGCTTCAGAAGTATCGAAAGGAGGCTGGCACTGATGGAGATTGTTAATCAGATCGTGATGAAGAAGATTTCCGAGGTCAAGCCCTATGTCCGCAATCCCCGGAAAAACGATAAGACGGTCAACCTGCTTGTCGAGATCATTCCGAAGGTTGGCTTCAACGTGCCGCTGGTCATCGACCGCAACGGTATCATCGTCAAAGGTCATGCCCGTTATGCTGCCGCCATTCGGCTCGGCATGGAGGAAATACCCTGCGTCGTAACAGACGCCGACGAAGAAACGATCAAGCTCGACCGTCTGGCCGACAACCGCATTTCCGAATTCTCCGAGTGGATCAACGACGAGCTGCTCCACGAGATTGATATGCTCAACCTTGACTTCGACTTCGACCTCGAATCCCTCGGCTTCCCAGCTCCCAGCGACGATTTTGACGCCGACGCTCTTTTTGATGATGGGGTGGCCGGTGAATCTGAAGAAGAACGCCGCGCCAGATACCAAGCCTATCTGGATAACGCCGCAAAGGAAGAAGCGCAGAATGTTGCAATCACCACGCAGGAGCAGGTAGACCGCGCCAAAGCATCTGCTCTGAGCGTGGCCGAGAAGCCGCCCAAGTATGCCAAGGTTGTTTGTGAGCATTGCGGCCACGTCATGTTCATCAAGGAGGGCGATGCAGTTTTCTCCACCGAACAATCGTAGCCCCCGGTAATTATTCGTAAGGGCTGGGTGGGTATGCAGCCAATCCCCTGTCAAATCCGTACGGATGTGAGGCGATAAACGATGCAAGAACAAGAGAAGATTCCTGTCTGGGTGCAGATCGTCAATGGAAAGACGGTGTGCATCTGCCATCGAGGGCGCAAAGGCTGCAAGAAGCCCTGCGAGAAGGACGTTGTCACACGCGATAAGTTTGCTGGGTGGCAGGGTATCATGCGTCGTGATCGATTCGGCCGCTGAAAAGGTACTGTGACGCCCGCCCCCTATCTGTTGCGGGCTCGACGACCCCATTTTTCGCCTAGTTAGTTTCCTGTTTTTCGGGTAATTTCGTTACGATTACCGCTGGAATATGCGCTGGTATCGAGACAGATACCGCGCATTTTTCATACCACGGCGCGGGTGAGGCATACCGCGCCGACCTCCTAATGTTCATATGGTCACATCGGGGTAAGGACCACGCCCGTGCAGCACAGGTGCCGCGGTGGAATTCCGCTGAGCCCCATCCGAAAAAGCGTGAAAGGAGTTTGCTATATGGCTGAAACAAAAGCGAAGATCGATGCCGAAGCTGAAATCAGCACGACAGAGCTGGCCGCGATCCTCGGCGTGACGGCGCGGCGTGTGCAGCAGATGGCACAGGACGGAACAATCGTTCCGGTGCGACGCGGCTACTTCCAGCTCGGCGATGCGGTTCAGCGATATATCAACTTCCTTTCCAAACCGCAGATCAGTGAGGCCGAGCAGAAGCTTGAAACAGCGAAGCGGCAGTCCGAAGCGCAGCTCAAGCTCTCCAAAGCTCAGCTTGCGAAGATGGAGGTCGAGGAGCTGAAAGGCAAGCTGCACCGCTCGGAAGATGTGGAGGGCTTCACGGAAGATCTGATTTACACCATCCGCGCTGCGCTGCTGTCGCTTCCGGGGCGGCTGTCGGTTGACGTCACCGCCGCGCAAAGCCCGGCTGAGGCTGCCGAGATCATCCGCAAGGAAGTCCATAAGGTCATGCGCGAGCTGGCTGCGTATCACTACGACCCTGAGAAATACGCCGAGAAAGTAAACGAGCGGCGCGACTGGAGCAATGCGGGGCGCAGCTATGACGAAGAATGAGGAAGCGGCCGATGCGCTGAAAAAAGCCGAAGCCGAACGCCAAGCCAAACGGCGCGGCGCGGCACGTCTGAACAAGGCCATGCGCAAGGCGCTGGCCGGTATGACGCCGCCTGATGACCTTACCGTCACCCAATGGGCAGAAGCCAAACGCCGCCTCTCTGCCGAGAGCGCGGCCGAACCCGGCCCGTGGCGTACGGAGCGCACGCCCTATCTGCGCGAGCCGATGGACGCTTTTACGGACCCAAAGGTGCGGCACATCGTCATGGTGGCCGCATCGCAGGTCGGCAAGTCCGAGTTTCTGAACAACTGCATCGGCTACATCATTGACGAAGACCCCGGCTCTATTCTGTTCATTCATCCTACGACCATCGACGCACAGGAGTATTCCAAGCTCCGTATCGCGCCGATGCTGCGTGATAGCCCGGCTCTGCGACAGAAGATCGCCGCGCCGAAAAGCCGTGACTCTCACAATACGATTCTCCAAAAGGCCTATCCGGGCGGCATCCTTACGATGTGCGGCTCGACCGAGGCTCACGCACTGGCATCAAAACCTATCCGCTATGTGTTCGGCGATGAACGCGACCGATGGGCAACGAGCGCCGGCAATGAGGGCGATCCGTGGGATCTGGCAATGGCCAGACAGACCACGTTCTATAACGCCAAAGCCGTTGAGGTTTCGACCACAACGATCAAGAATGCCAGCGCCATCGAAGCTGCCTATTACACAGGCACGATGGAACGGTGGAATTCCAAATGCCCGCATTGCGGCGAGTACCACGAAATTCGCTGGTCTGAT